GGTTCTTAGAGCCTTACAAAATGGCAAAAGCCTAACTACTACTCAAGTAGCTAAACTAGGTGCGGCCAACCCAACAGCTTTGATTTCTGCATTACGCAGACGAGGCTATGCAATATATCGTAACAGTAGAGTAGGAAAAGCTAACACTTTTCGTTTAGGTACTCCAAGCCGTTCGATTGTTGCCGCTGGTATTTCAGCAGTTGGTATGTAAAAGTATATACGTATATACTTAAAAAACGGGAGTTCGCTCCCGTTTTTAATAAACAATTTGTATAAATAGTAATGAGAATTGCCTTAGGGGATTCTCGAAACTACCTTGCTAATTTTTAAATAGGAGGAATAAATCATGGTAGAATTTAATTTAACCAAATTAGACCCATTCTTTGTGGGTTTCGACCGTATGTTTCACACCTTAGACGAACAAGTCAATAGAGGTTACAACGTACCATCTTATCCGCCTTATAACATCATAAAACTTGATGAACTAAGGCACGTTATTGAAGTAGCAGTCGCAGGCTTTACTAAAGACGATATTGATATAACATTACAAGAAGGCAAATTATCTATTGTGGGTGAACACAATCAAAATATAAATGAAGATAATATTGTCTATAAAGGTATTGCTGAACGCAATTTTGAACGCACTTTTACTTTAGCTGATACAGTTGTAGTACAATCTGCGGAACTTGAACATGGCGTGTTAAAAGTTTATTTAGAAAATATACTTCCAGAGGAAAAGAAACCTAAGAAGATTTCAATTAAATAATCTGACAACATAAATACTAATAGGGAGTCCGTCGGACTCCCCTTAAATAAAAGGAAGAGAAAATCAATGAAGATTTTGATGAGTTCTATATTATGTCTTTGTTTATTCTCAATATCTGCATTTGCTGAACATTCTAATCTACCACTTAGTGCTAACATTGCACTATCATCAGATTATATGTATCGCGGCCAATCTCAAACTGGAAATTTACCATCAATCTCTGGTGGTTTAGATTACGAGTATGGTTCTTTGTATGCAGGTATTTGGGCATCAAACGTAGACTTTGGTAATAACGTTACACAAGAAGTTGACTTATATACAGGTTATACAGGTAGTCTGGGAAAAGTATCTTATGATGCGGGAATCCTTTATTATCTATATCCTGGCCAACCTGATGGCTCTGACTTCAATTTTGTTGAAGGCTCACTTGGACTTGGATATAATTTGACTGAAAAAATATATCTAGGAGTAACAGGAAGATACACACCTGATTGGCAAGGTTCAACAGGACGTGGTATCAATGTTGAAGGAGATGTAACATTTGTAATTGGTAGTGGAATATCTCTATCAGCGGCCGCTGGAAAGCAAACTGTTGATGAGAATACCGCTTGGGGAACACCTGATTGGGTTTACTATTCAGTAGGTGTTACCAAATCACTAGGACCGCTTGATGTAACAGCATCTTGGGTTGATAGTGATTTATCATTATCAGAATGCTTTGCTGGCTCAAATATATGTGAAGGACGAGCCATGCTTTCTGTATCTAGCAGTTGGTAAGAACGAGAGGCATTTAAATAATAGAGGGGTCTTTGACCCCTTTTTACTTTACATTGATGAAAGGTTATGTTATAATAGAGTATGGATTTTTATACATCAGTAGAAAAACTAGGCAATAATATATTATACGTTGGTTATGAAGATAACGTAAGAATAAGAAAACAAATAAAATATCAACCAACTGTATTTGTACCAACAAAGAAGAAGACTTCATATAAAACATTATTAGGTATTCCTGTTGCACCAGTAAAGCCAGGTGGAATGAAAGAGACAAAGGATTTTATTGAAAACAATACAGTCTCTAATCAGAAAATACATGGTAATACAGATTTTGTTGCTCAGTTTATTTCAGATAAGTTCCCCGAGGCTTGTGAGTTCGATAGAAATAAAGTTAATTCTACTTACATAGATATCGAAGTACAATCTGATAAAGGTTTTCCACAACCAGATGAGGCAAGATATCCCGTAACTGCTATCACTATTAAGAATAATATTAATAATACTTTTGTTGTATGGGGGCTAGGCGATTATGATGTTTCAAAATCAATCATAAAAGGTAATCGCATAGAGTATAATAAGTGTAATAACGAAAAAGAATTATTAACAAAGTTTCTGACTCATTGGTCTGCAAATGTACCTGATGTTATAAGTGGTTGGAACGTTAAGTATTTTGATATGCCTTATCTTATTAATCGAGTAAGAATACTATTCAATGATGATGCAACAAAGAAATTTTCAATACATAAGATAAAGCCAAGAAAGAGTCAATCAAAGTACGAAGATAATTATTATACAATATATGGAACAACAGTATTAGATTATTTACAGTTGTTTAAGAAGTTTTCTTTATATGGTATGCAAGAATCTTATAGACTTGACAATATTGCTAATGTTGTACTTGGTGAGAAGAAACTTGATTATTCTGAGTATGAATCATTAAACGAACTTTATATTAATAATCATCAGAAGTTTATTGATTATAATATTAAAGACACGGAATTAGTTGAAAGCATTGACGATAAGCTAGGACTTATATCTCTTATATTAACATTGTCATATAAAGCGGGTGTTAATTATGATACATCTTTTGGGTCCACGAGAATCTGGGACACTTATATCTATAATATATTAAGAAGGAATAAACTTGTTATTAGTCCTCAACAATATAAAATAAATGAAAGACAGATTGAAGGCGCATATGTAAAAGAACCAATCACGGGTATGCATGAATGGGTTGCATCATTTGATTTGAATTCACTTTATCCGCATTTGATTATGCAGTATAATATATCTCCTGAAACGATAGTTGATGAAGTTATATCTAATGTTACAGTAGATAAGTTATTAGATAGAGAAAAGTTTGATATACCAAAGAATAGAGTTATGTCAGCAACTGGTCAGTTGTTTAATAATGATAAACAGGGTATATTTCCACAGATTGTTGACCATATGTATGCCGAGAGAAAAATAATAAAGAAAAATGCATTAGAACAAAAACAAAAACTTGAAGATTTAGATAGTGATGATGTAAGAGTAAAATATGAGATTGAGAAAAAAATATCTCATTATGATAATGAACAAATGGCATTAAAGATTTTGATGAATAGTCTCTATGGTGCAATGTCTAATGAATATTTTCGTTATTATGATGTACGTATGGCAGAGTCAATAACTATTTCTGGCCAATTAACGATACGGTGGGCAGAGAAAACAATTAACGAGTTTCTTAACAAGACGTTAAAAACAAATAAAGATTATGTTCTTGCTATGGACACAGATAGTTTATATGTATTATTTAAAGATGTGGTTGATAAAGTTATTAAGGATGGTAGTAATAAAAAGATATGTAAGTTTATTGATAATCTGAGTGAGCAGTCTATTATGCCTGTATTCAAAGATACGTTTGATGAATTAAAAACATATATGAATGCTTATGAACAAAAAATGTTTATGGAGCGAGAGATTATTGCAGATAAAGTTATAATCACAGGGAAGAAAAGATATGTTGCTAATGTTTTAAATAATGAAGGAGTACAGTATTTAAATCCTAAGATGAAGGTCACGGGTATCGAATCTAGAAGGTCTTCTACTCCTAAGGCTTGTAGAAATTTAATTGAAGATACTTTAAAAGTAATGGTAAAAGATAATGAGAAGACAATACAGAAATATATAGCAGAAGTTAGAGATAAATTTAATGCTTTACCAACTGAAGATGTTGCATTTCCACGAAGTATGAACAATATAAATAAGTATAGAACAAAAACAAGTTACGGAAAGGGGACACCAATACATATACGTGCTAGTATCTTATACAATAATGCTGTCAAGGAAAGGCGACTGGATAAGAAATATACAATGATAGAAAATGGTGATAAGGCAAAGTTTACGTATTTAAAAATGCCAAACCCCACAGGAGAAAATGTAATTGCGTTTAACACAGTACTACCACCAGAATTTGATTTGCACAGATATGTTGATTATGAGATGCAATTCAATAAAGCATACCTTGACCCTATAAGATTGATATTAGATGTTATTGGTTGGTCAGTCGAAAAGAAACAAACACTAGAGGACTTTTTCGCATGAGTATAGAAATACCACAAGAATATGCATCAGCAGATTTTGGATTTAGTGCCGTAGATGAGGCAACATTCCAAGCTAATCAAAAAGATGCAAAAGATACACCACCCTCAATAGATGAGAATGACATTAATAGAGCAATATTAAATGCATTAGCACCTATTGAAGATAAGCTAGATAGTTTACTATCAACAAAGAATGCTGAAGATGATGATGACGTTGTGTATGCAAAAGCACAGGCAGTTGATGATGTCAATTCAAAATTAACTGCGGTAGAAAAAATAGTTATGCCACTACTCGTTAATCTTTTGAAAACAGCAGACAAAGAATATATCTATTGGCCCAACAGAGAAAAAGCAGTCAAAGAAACTGCTGATAAAATACTTCAGATAACACGCGGTTAAATAATGGGATTCGGTTTATTCACATTATTTACTGCCATTTGTATATCTGGTGTAGCGGCTTGGTATTCAATAGTAGGCTTGATGGCAATATTTGCAAGTGCTAAACTTGCTATTGCTATTATGGGTGCGGTACTAGAAGTAGGAAAGCTAGTAACTGCTTGTTGGGTATATCAGAATTGGCATACTTGTCCAAAATTACTTAAAACATATTTAACAACAGCAGTAGTAGTGTTGATGTTAATTACTAGTATGGGTATATTTGGATTCCTATCTAAAGCACATATAGACCAGTCATTAGTAAGCGGTGATAACAGTTTAGAGATTAGAACATATCAGCAAAGAATTAGTAATGAAGAAAGAAGAATTTCAGATGCCGAATTAGTAATTGGACAGTTAGATGCAACAGTACAAGTTCTAATAGACTATGACCGCATTCGTGGCCCATCAGGTTCAATAGCTACAAGAGAAAAACAGAAAGCTGAACGTACTGAGTTAGATGTCATAATAAATGATGCAACATCACAAATAACTGAATTAAGAGTTAATCTTACTGAGTTAGACAGACAACAGTTAAAGTTTGAGGCTGAAGTAGGACCTATTAAATACATTGCAGAATTTGTTTATGGTGAGAAAGCTGATAGAGATTTACTTGACAGAGCAGTAAGATGGGTAATTATTACAATTATATTTGTATTTGACCCACTTGCAATACTACTATTGATAGCGGCAAATATAACGTTAAGAAAACCTAAGAAACTTAGAAAAGCAGTAAATGTACAAGAGATTGAAGATGACTGGGAAGATATTGAGGTAGAAGAAGAATCAGAACCAGAACCAGATGAAGATGTTTATGATAAAGAGGCAAGAGAATGGATAGGTGGACAAGGAGAAACAGCACCTATGGACGATTCAGTAGAAGAAAAGAATAGACGTAGACATGTAGAAGTTTTTGGTGGTGCCGCCACATATACTGGAAAGACATTCTGGCCTAAAGATAAAGATTAGACTTGACATTTTGAGTATTTTATGAGATAATATATTATGATGAAATTGAGGTGAATTAATGGCGAACTTTTTTAAAAATATAGTAAAAGAATTAAATGATGACAATACGAATTTTGGAGATTCTGGCCTTAATAGTTCTGAGTATAGCGGTACTGTGGACACAGGTTCTTATATTCTTAATGCCGTACTATCAGGGTCTATCTATGGCGGTGTACCTAACAATAAAATACTTGCATTTGCGGGCGAGTCTGCTACGGGCAAGACTTTTTTCGCATTAGGTGTTATTAAGAAATTTTTAGATGATAATAAAGATAGTGCAGTATTTTATTTTGATACAGAGGCCGCAGTAACTAGAGATATGTTAGAGTCTCGTGGTGTTGATGCATCACGAGTTATTATATCTGAACCCGATTCTGTACAGAAATTTAGACATACTTGCTTACAGATTCTAGAGAATTATTCTACTACAAAACCTGAAGAACGTCCACCAATGATGATAGTTTTAGATTCGTTAGGACAGTTATCTACTTCAAAAGAAATAGAAGATTCAATGGACGGTAAAGAGACTCGTGATATGACGAGGGCTCAAGTATTAAAGGCCGCATTCAGAGTATTGAATTTAAAAATGGCTAAAGTTAATGTTCCAATGATTATTACAAATCATGTATATGATGTCGTGGGTTCATATTTTCCTACGAAAGAAATGTCAGGTGGTTCTGGACTTAAATATACTGCATCACAAATATGTTACTTAACAAAGAAAAAGGATAAAGAAGGTACAGATATTGTAGGAAATATAATTAAAGTAAAAATGCAGAAGTCTCGTTTTACCAAAGAAAATAAAATAGTAGAAGTAAGACTTACATATGATAAAGGTCTAGACAGATATTATGGATTACTTGACTTAGCAGAGAAGTATGATATATTCAAAAAAGTTTCAACACGATATGAATTGCCGAACGGTAATAAAGAATTTGGTAAAACTATCAATTCAAATCCACAAAAGTTTTTCACTAAAGAAATATTAGAAAAACTTGATGCGTGTGCTAAAGAAGAATTTATGTATGGACTTGACGTAGAAACAGATGAGTAGACGTACAGTATATTTAGACCTTGATGGTGTAGTTGCAGACTTTTGGTCATATGCAACGAAAATAGGTGAATATACTCAACCATTAAAAGACGGTACAGATTATTATGATATGATTCCATGGGATAGATTTGGAGAGAGATTTTATTATGAACTTCCTTTGATGAAAGATGCGATTGAACTTTTTGACCAAATTGATGTCTTATGTAAACATACAGGATTAAATTTAATATTTTTAACAGCTATTCCTGATATTGATTGGGAAGAAAAACCATTTGTACAATATGCATTTTATGATAAAGTGAAATGGGTAGAGAAACATTTTGGCGATGTACCTGTGTTTTTTGGACCATATTCTAAAGACAAATACTTGCATTGTAAAGAAAAACAAGATATACTAATAGATGATAGAGAATCTAACATTCAAGAGTGGGAAGATGTGGGTGGCATAGGAATACTACATAAAAATAATACAGCTACATTAAACGAACTTGAATTAGTAATTGCTGGAATATGAACAAATATAAAATAATCTTTGATGATGAATACAAAGATGAAGATACAGCAAAAATAAGAATACTTGATGGTAAGTATAAAGATTTAGTATATCATTATAATTATGTTTCGTTTAATGAAGAAAGTGTGAACTTACAATTTGAATACGATATAGATGAAACACCTGAAGGACTTGAAGTAGATAAATTAAAGTCTGAAGATAGAAAAGAATTTGAAACTGTATTAGGTGATATATTAGTAGATATAGTAGAGAGTAAAAATGAGAATAGAACAGATAATACTGACAAACCTGCTTTATGATGAAGATTATACGAGAAAGGTTATACCTTTCTTAGACGAAAATTATTTTCATCAAGAGTCAGAGAAAAAGATATTTGTAAAGATTAAAGAACATTTAGATGATTATAATTCTTTACCAACACAAGAAATACTATTAGCTGAGACTGAAAAAGATTCTAGTATTAACGAGAATCTGTATAATGAAATTACAGGTTATGTTAATTCGCAGTTAAAATATGAGAAGAAAGATTTACAATGGCTTTTAGATAATACTGAAGAATTTTGTCAAGAGAAAGCTGTTTATAATGCAGTAATGCGGTCGATAAGTATTATAGATGGAAATGATAAAGATAATACAAAAGGAAATATACCTAATATATTACAAGATGCTCTTGGTATATCTTTTGACGACCATATTGGCCATGATTATTTTGAGAATGCAGAAGATAGATATGAGTTTTATACGAGTGAAGAAGAAAAGATACCTTTTGATATAGAATTATTAAATAAAATTACAAAGGGTGGTTTACCTAACAAAACACTTAATGTTATTCTTGCGGGTACTGGTGTTGGTAAAACACTTGCAATGTGTCATTTCGCAACAGCTAATTTGAAAGCTGGAAAGAAAGTATTATATATTACATTAGAAATGGCCGAAGAAAGAATAGCAGAAAGAATAGATGCGAATTATTTAGATGTAGATATTAATCAGTTAGAGCATTTGGGCAGAGAAGAATATCTACAAAATATAGATGAAAAGCTAAAAAGCAATCTTGAAGGAAGACTTGTTATTAAAGAATATCCAACTGCATCAGTTGGTTCAGCACATTTTAGACATCTATTAAATGAATTAAAATTAAAAAAGGACTTTATACCAGATATTGTGTATATAGATTATCTAAATATCTGTATGTCGAGCAGACTAAAGTTCGGTGCCAATGTAAACAGCTATACTTATGTAAAAGCTATTGCAGAGGAATTGAGAGGACTAGCAGTAGAAAAAAATATACCTATTGTTAGTGCAACACAGTTGACACGAACTGGTTTTACAAATAGCGACCCAGGCCTTGAAGATACGTCTGAATCGTTTGCGTTACCAGCGACAGTTGATTTTATGCTTGCATTAATATCTTCTGAAGACACAGAACAAATAGAACAGATTATGATTAAACAGTTGAAGAATAGATATAATGACCCAACAAAGGATAAAAGATTTACAGTTGGATTAGAACGTAGAAAAATGCGATTATATAACGTAGAGCAAAGGGCTCAAGAAAACGTTGTTGGTGATAGCACTTCCAGTAATGTAGGGGGAAAAGACAATGACGAAAAACGAGATTTTTCCAAACTATTTACCTGATTCTAATCATAGCATCAGACCGCCAGTATTAGTAACAGGCGGATTCGACCCACTTCATTCAGGTCATATAGATTATTTTAATGCGGCCAAAGATTTGGGTGAGATATTAGTAGTTGGACTTAATAGTGATGATTGGTTATCTAGAAAGAAAGGACAATCATTCATGCCATTTGATGAACGTAAAACAATATTACAATCGTTAGAAGTTGTAGATTATGTTTTAAAATTTGATGATGATGATGAATCATCTTGCACAGCAATAGAAGAAGTTATAAAAATCTTTGGCAAATGTACTTTTGCAAATGGTGGCGATAGAACAAATTTCAATATACCAGAAGTAGCAAATTTTGCTAATGATGAAAGAGTAACTTTTGAATTTGGTATAGGTGGTGATAAAAGAAATTCATCAAGCTGGATATTAAAAGAGTGGAAGAATTCTATAGTAGAAAGAGCATGGGGAAGTTATAGAGTACTGTATGATATTCCAGGTGTTAAAGTAAAAGAACTTGTAGTCAATCCACAAAGCAAACTTAGTATGCAACGACACAAGCATAGAGCGGAATACTGGTTTGTGTCAGAAGGATTAGCAACAGTTTATAGACATCATCATTTTATCAAAGATGGTAATCCAATGAAAGTAGCTAGATTGAATGAAAAGGACCAATGTATAATACACATGAATCAATGGCATCAATTAGCTAATGAATCAGACAAGCCGTGCAAGGTCATTGAGATTCAGTATGGCAAAGATTGTTTAGAAGATGATATTGAGAGAATGAACGACATAGATTATGGTGATATACATTCATATTTGTAATATTACTAAATATACTTATGATAGTAAAAATTGGCTCAGGAACACAGCAACAACGTAGAGCGGCTAGAAAAGCAATTAACTGGTGTGCTGGCAAACTTCTGTCCAAGCGAATAATACCTTATATTTATATTGAGGTAGTTATTCGAGACATGACGAAGGATAATTGTTTAGGCTTTTGTTCGTGGACTGATGATAATTTAAGACCTAGAGATTTTCTAATTGAAATAGATAATCGTCAAGGTGCTAAAAGATTTTTACAGACCATCTTCCATGAAATGACACACTTGAAACAGTATGCTAAATATGAACTGAAAGAATATTTACGAGAGACAAAAGTATTATGGAAGGGTCAAGTCGCAACAAATTTTCATTATAGAAAGTGTCCATGGGAAATAGAGGCATATAAAACAGAGAAAGAACTATATAAATTAATGCAAGCCGAGGGTGTTTGTAAAGAATATTCTTGGGGAGAAAAGTATCATTGGATTAAAGACAAGCAAGTTCATAAGGATTTAATATGTCAGAGTTTACAAAAGAAGAAATAGAAGAAATTAAACTTTCTAATCATATAGCAAGTAGAAAAATTGGTGAGTTTCAAACATATATTCTATTGCTTGAAAAAACTCTTGGAATTCATAAGACAGGTTCTAAGACTATATGTAAAACAAAACGAGAAGTTAAAGACCTTTTAAAAGAAAAAGAAGAAAAAGAAAGAAGTGCATCAGCAACACATTTGAGTATTGCAGAAGAAGTTGATTTAATTGAAACAAGGGTTGCAAAAGCTAGTGAAAAAGCTGTTTAAATATTTAAAATATTCTGGTATCTGGGTAACATTCGTATTCAATCCCTTTCATTGGAGATTTGAACCATTTCCATTACAGAGAAGTCCGTTCAGTACACAAAACTATGAATTGTACTTTAATTTCTTATTTGTTAATATACACATATGTATAGATGATGGAACAGATTGGGACGAACTAGATATACGTATCAGACAATGAATCCGAGTAATGGTAAAGGCTCTGCACCACGTAAAGGTGTTGATTATAAAAAGTATATAGAAAATTATGATAAAATCTTTAAAAGTAAAAAAGATAACAAAGGCAAACGCCCAACACAGAATGGTGCGTGAAGACTCTAGGTATCGGCCTCGGATTGAGAAGAACAGAATTAAGTATGATAGAAAACGAGATGATAGTAAAGATGTATTGGGACTTAAAATAGATGAACACACATGGTATTATTATTAGTGGTATACATTCAGGTGTAAATAAAAACAAGTTAGCAGAATCAATTCAAAAATATAAAAAAGATTTAACGTACAAATATTTAGACCCTTGTCTTAACGTAGAAAGAACTCAAACAGATAATTACATTACTGTCGGACACGTAACTGAACAAGTTATGAAGAAGGAACGTAGAGGAGTTTATCTCGGTGCTACTGTTCAAGTAACACCTCACATCACTTCAGCAATTCGAGAATTTTTAACAGATAGCGATACAGATACTATAACTGTCATTGGTGGTAATCTAGGCGATATTGAAAATATAGTTGCAATAGAGGCAGTTAGAGAAATGACTCATCATTTGAACGTGAAAATTCTAATGTATGCACCAGTTATTTACTTAAAAGTTGTGGGTGAATTAAAAACTAAACCTGTGCAACACGCAGTTAAGGAAGCCATGAAGTCTGGTGTTCACCCACACGCTCTATGTCTCATGTGTGATAAGAAACCAGAAGAATCAGAGATGAATAAGATTGAGTTATTTACAGCAGTCAATAAAGAGAATATTGTTTGGCACACTACAAAGGATTTAGATGATTGTGGAAAACGACTTGCATCTATTCTTTATAAATAGTACAAATAAGAGGATATCTGCATGATAAAACGAATGACTGACTTCTTAACTGAAGATAAACGTGCTACTGAGTTTGAGAAGTACATTGTTATTGCATATAACGGTGGTTTTAATGGTGCAAAAGATACTTATGGTGTGAAAGAAGAAAATTATAATGAAGAAAAAGAGATAGCAGAAAACATTGCTAACGATATCAGAAGAAAAACAAAATCACCATCAGGTTCTATGATTCATTTTGGAAGTGGTCGCGGCAAAATGATAAGTTGGTGGGAAGGAAATCCAACTCCAAAAACAGATTTGTATTCTACTGCAGGTATTAACATTTCACTTAAACAAAAGGGCGGTTCACAGCTTATGTCTGGATTAGTTGGTGAAACACGTTCTACTTTTAAAGCTGGCCAAATGTATATGGATAAATATGCACCCAAAGAAATTAATTATCTTATAACAGAATTAGAAAAAGTATTAACTAGAATAACAGTTCAAGGTAATATTAATACAATGACAAAAGCAATTAAAGACAAAGTTATCCCAGATAGAGTTGATGCGAAGACTTCAACGGGAAAAGATAAAACTGTTATGATTGATAAAGCTAAGTATGAAAAAGAAATGCAGGCGATGATAGATTGGAAAAGTAAAATGAAAGAAATTAATCCTGTTTTTATTAAGTTCTTTGAAGATAATCCAGAATTTAAAAAGTGGTTTACATATGAAGCCGCAACAGGAGATATGAAATTTAAACCTGACAAACTATCAAATGCTAATTGGGTAGTTGAGTTTGACCCAAAGACAGGAAAGAATAATTTAATTGAAAAACTCGCAGATGGTCCAGATAATCCTTCTCCATTTCTTGAGAAGTTGGCAAAGAAAGTAAAAGTTAGAATTAGTGCAAAAACTGGTACTGGTTCTAAAGTTACTGCCGCTGGTACTAGTTCAACGTCAGGTGCATTTAGAGTAGAAGTTAGAGAAGAAACATTTGAATCTTTTATGTATAATGAGTGGTCTTCATTCTATGATAAAATGTTATTAACTGAAGAACAGTTAGACGAATTAAAAATTGTACAATCAGTTAAAAATTGGTTATCAAATTTATTTAAAAAATTAATTGCAGTATTAAAGAAATTAGCCGCAAAAGGAATTCAAGCAGTCTCAGAATTTTTTGAATTTGAACCAGCACGTGTTCAAACAAAAGGTCTGAGTTTATTTGGACATTAGTAGTGAAAAGAAAATTCAGATATATTACAGAGGCCAAGAATACTCATATGGAGCATATTGAAGATTTAATCTTCAATAAGGGAGTTGATGGTGCAAGACAAGCTATAAACTTTATACGTGATATAAGAGATACACTATCTGGTCATACAACTACAAAACAAAACATAACTGTTAAATGGGATGGTGCACCTGCAATCTTTGTTGGTGTCGACCCAGCAGATAATAAATACTTTGTTGCAAAAAAAGGACTATTCGCTAAAACTCCAAAAATGTATAAGTCTAAAGCTGACATGAAAGTTTTATCAGGAGATTTAAAGAAAAAGTTTATAATAGCATTTGATGAATTTAAAAAACTAGGCATAAAGAAAGGTGTATATCAAGGTGATTTGATGTTTACTAAGTCTGATTTAAAATTAGAAAAATTAGATGATACGGGTGTAAAGTATGTAACATTTCAACCGAATACTATTGTTTATGCTATACCAACTAAAACACCACTTGCAAGTAAAGTAATGAAAGCAAAAATTGGTGTCGTGTGGCACACAACGTATACAGGTAAAACAATCACGGGCATGTCAGCGAGTTTTGGTAAGGGCAT